TGGAAGCAACCCATGTTATATCATTAGCTTCATCGGATGACAATTCAACCTTATAAGACATGTCCTTGGTTACCACCCCACCATCATCTCGGGATGAAAAATTTTCAAAATCACCAGCCACGGAACCGAACACGTCCCGCCCACGCACCAGGGTCAGACGATCCTTGTGGAAAGTTAAATCGGACGGGTAGCCATCAGTGGCTGAAAATTCCCCCCACGCCCACATGTTGGTAGCATTGCCGGAACCAACCGCCATGGCCGGGATCGCGGACAATACCGTGGCTGTCACCACAGTTGCACTGGTGTATGCGGTTATTACAGCCCAACCATAGCCGGGATCTTGAAATTCCCATTGCACTCCACTGTGACCATCATACTTGGCACCCTGGGAGTGCACAGGCTTGACCGCACCCGTAGTGGCGGTGTTCAACGCTTTGTAATTCTTACCATCAGAACGTCGCAAATCAGCGGCGGTTATGGATTTGGCCGGTTCCCATTGCTTGATGTCATCAACTTTTTTCTGCTCAAGCAGGATCATTCGGCCAATATCAGTGGCCGCGAATGTTGATGCCGATGCGGTCAGGGTGACACTACCCGTGGAGGCGCTCGCATATACCGTCGTCGTGCCGTCCGGGTCGATCTTTTTAAATGGACCGCCCACCAGAGTGACAGCCGCTATGCTAAACGTCGAGGCACCCGTGCGGCTCAACTTCCTGAGGGCGTAGTTCTTATGGGCAATATACAGGACATCGCCGGATTGCGCAAACCTGAGGGCAAACGAACCATCATCGTTGATCAGATCAGCAGTGGTGTATGGGGTGACAACTTCAACGGGGGTTCCACCACCGACGATCCCATGGCCGGAATAAAACCTGATATACAGGTTCCCAAATTCCAGGATGTATGATTGGTTTTGACTGAACACAAACCGACGAAGCCAGGTGCGGTTTGCGCTGGTTTTAACCTCACCGACAAAGTATGTGGCGGGCCGCTTCCTGGCTGGCCCCTGTGGCATGGGGATGAAATTGAGGAGCCTTTTACATGCTGAGCCGTAGAACTTGACATCAACACGCCCCGCCATCAGGGGTGAAAATTCCCCCGAGTTGAAGCTGGTGATGATCGGGGAAGCTTTCATATCAAATCCTCGATATTAACCACTCATCGTCGGGAAGTTTTGTTGGCGGCAGCTCAATCGCGTTGGCTCTGATCGCGGCTTTGATTTCACGATTGAATGCGTCAGTAGCCCGCTGCCTTTTTTGGTCCGATTGCGTCAGCGGCTCGGCCAGCACTTCGGCCAGCTTGGCTACGAACGCCATCTCGAAATTCTTGGAAAATTCAGTGCTGTTTTCCACCCTTTTAATGTACTTCACATTCAGCGGGGCGGACAAATTGGTCAGGATCTTCCTACCCTCGATTACATATTGATCGACAGGGGATCCGCGATAGTCGGTCAGGTCCAGGCCGACGTAAAAATCGCCGATTTGCAACAGCCTGAGGCAATCAGTCGGGATTTGATACTGCAGATTGAATTCAAACAGCGGGGCGTCAACCAATGCCGGAAGCTGCGCCCGCGTCTTGGCAAACGACCAGTTATAAGCCGCGAGCAGGGAATCTCTGGTGATTTCGAATATTGCATTGGCTTCCCTGGCCGGCTTGGTATTGTCGGCCAGGGAAATAATGCGCGATTCGCCCAGCAAAGTCAGGGCGGAATTGACTATGCTGATATCGCTCATGATCAGGCCGGGGGCCAGTTACCCTTCATGATGTGCGACTCAAACTTCCGGAGCGCGAGCAGCACATCCTCCTTGGTGAGACTCACCGCCAGATCGACAGTGATTTCGATATTGTCGGAAGCGGTGGCCGCGCCGACACCCTCCGTGATTTGCTGATCGGTTTCCCCACGGGAAATACCATATCTGCGAGTTGCCATGTCCAGTCCTCCAAAAAAGGGGCGAGGTTACCCGCGCCCCAAAGACCACGCCGGATCAGTTGCGACCAATGACCAGGGCATCGAGGGCCAGATTGCCGGCAGCGGTGGCTGCGGCAGTCAGGGTGACCGCGATGTCATACTCGATTTGCGGGTCGGCGGACAGGCCCAAGGCTTCCCACAGCGGCTTTTCCATGTTGGCGACTGACACCACCCCGGACTCGCGGGTGACGTTGGTTTGGGCCAGTGCGGTTGCCAGGGACTGAGCCGACGCGAAAAAGTCGGCATCAACCACGGCGCCACCATCGGCGGCGGTCTTGTACAGGCCGATATCACCCGCAGCGGAAGTGATCGCGGTGCACGACAGCAGGAGCTGCTGCACCAAATCGTTCGACTTGACCCGCGCCAGGCGATAAGTGCTGCCAATGGACGCGGCGGCGTCCACAGCGGCCTTGCCGCGCATGCCACGAATGGTCCCGTTGGCGAGTTGGGCAGTGTTGATGACAGCCGGCGTGGCGTCGGCATTGGAAATGACACTGGATTTGATAGCTTCGACAGCCATGATTAATCTCCTTGGTTAATTGTCGATTACTCGGCGCACTTGATTTCGACGACCTTCTTCTCTTCGCCACGGGTGGCACCGAAGGTTCCATACACGTACACCTGGATGGGCAGGCCGGCCAGATCCTTACGGATGCTGATGTCGGTGGTGATATCGTTCCAGACCGCCAAGTGCATGCCGGATTTGGCATACACCGGGACGCGCCGGTACGAGCTGCCGTCAACGCCGAGCAATTCGGTGTTGGGCATGTTGAAGCCCAGGAACCGGGTGATCTTGCCCTCGACCAGGACCGGCTTTTCATTGTAGTCCAGGCTGGTGACTTGAACCTCGGCGAGCAGGTTATCATGTTGCTTGGCCGTGATGGGCATGTAGATGGGGTCGGTTTCCAGATCCACTTCCGCCGCCATCAGCAGCCGCTTGGCCTCGCGCATCTTCGCCACGGTCAGGCCGACGTTACCAGACGCGCCGAAGTTGACGGCGACTTGCTGGCCAGCCGGGAACGAAACGGTGGTGCCACCAGCCTCACCGGTCTTGCGGTCGCCAAAATGGGCGGCGATGATTTCGCGGTCCATGGCGCGGCCCATGGCATAGGTGCCGTTGATCGCGTACGAGGATTGCGGGTCGGTGATGGTGCGCAGCTTGTCGATCGAATCGATCAGGTCGTTCCAGTCGTAGTCGGACGGGTAAACCCAGGGGCGGTCGGTCGGGGTGTCGGCGGGCGTCAGGACCGGATAGCGAGTGGTGCGCTTGGTGGCCTCGACCTTGCCGATCTGGTCAACGACGTTGGCGGCTTTGGCACCACGGATGCTGTGGGGGGTGCAGGTGTCACGCAGCTTGCTGCCTTTTTGCTGCAGCAGCAGTTCGATGGTGGACGCGTATTGTTGCGCGTAGTGGGTGGGGATGTTTTGGGACATGTTAAATCTCCATTGCAAAAGTTTGAATTCGACTCTCGCATGGGTGTCCCGCTATTGGCGGACCCAGGCTTGTGGTTATCGGACCACCAGCCGCCCGGTCTTCCCCGGACTCCAACGGGCCTCCCCGGAAAGGGAGGGTCCCCGTCATTAAAGGCAGTGTATCACCGCCGACCGTCTCTGTCAAGCGGCTTGATCAGGGTACCCGATCCGATGCAGTTTCTCCCACTCGGCCTTGGCGTTGGCGCTACCAGCGGAGAAATTGGCCACAAAATCGGGGTCAGATTTCAGTTGTTGAATGCGCATGCGGGCCGCTTCGGCAGACATTCCGCCCATCCCGCCGCCACCATCACCACCGATGAATTCATGCTCGCCGACCCCGGCCCCGATAGCCGCCCACATCTTCATGGTGGCTTTGGTGCCGATCGCACCCTCGATTTTGGTGATCAGTTCACTGAGTTGTTCGGGGTTTTCATGCGGCAGGAATTGACGGGCTGCGCGTCGTCCGAGTTCGACATTTTTATCATACTCGGGGCCGGCCCACTCAGATTTCAAGTCCGCCATGTCTTTGTCGGCATTGCGCTCGAACTCGGCGATGATGGCTTGTTGTTGTGCTTGGGCCTCGGCGTCGTACCAACTGACAATCGAGTCGAAAAACATGGGCGGTATGCCGGATTTGTGCACATGATCCCTGAATTTGGTCATCAGGGGGTCGTTGGCCAGGGACTCGGGCATCTTGTAGCCATCGGGTTTCTCGGGCACCCCGCCGATCTTCTTGTAAAACTCCGTCCACTCCTCGGGCTTGGCGTCGGATTTGGGGGCGATCACACCCCGCCCCGCCTTATCAGCGCCGACGAATTTCTCCAGGTTCAGGGCTTTGAGGGCCACAGCCTCGGGATTGGGGTAAGCATCCCCATAAGATTTCAGCCAGTCTTTGACGCCGGGATCCTGGAAATTGTCGTACCAGGCAGAAGCGGGAGGGGGGCTGCCGGGAGGGGGACTGCCCGCGCCGCCAGATCCACCAGTACCGTCACCTGCTTGGTCCATCAGGATGTAAAATTTTTCCATGGTCATTCTCCGTCGGGTTGATTAATGAGCCTGTACAGATCAGCGTCGTCAACATCCAGATGCTGACGAATCCGATGCCAGACTTCTTGCCTTCCGATCGCAATTCCTGTGGCGATCGGGTCCACTTGCCCTGTCACGGGCGACACCACTGCCGGGGTGGTTACCCCCCGGCAGAACTTGCAAAGATCGGCCATTACAATATCGGTGGCCGGACCTTTTTGAAACAACGCTCGATATGCTTGGCGGCGTTTCATTACAACATTAAGCAGCCTATTCATCATGCAGGCATCCCCATGGCGGTTTCATCAGCAACCGCCGCATTACGGGCGGCATTAGCTGCCTTGTCCGCAACTTCTGCGGCCATTGCAGCTTCTTGTTGCGCGGCCCGCTCTTCCCGGATTCCGGCCACTTCTTCTTTAGAACGCAACACCCGAGCTGGGACTCCATTGATGTCGGCCAATTCACGCGCCAGTTCATCATCGTCAAACACGTCTAGCACATCTGGCTTGATGTTGGCAATCGGAATCAAGGATTCCACGGTCCGCATGATCGCCACGGCATCCTCAGCCCGACGCAGCCTGGTCAGGGGTGAAGTGTATACCGCCTTCACACCCCCTCCGGTTTCCAACAGCTCGCGTGGCGGGGGTGGGATGGCACCAGCCGCATTCATGATGTCCAGTTCACGGTCGATGATTGGACCCAAGAAGTCAGATTGCTGCCGCCCGATGGTCGGAGCTAGCAATTGACCCTTTTCCTGGGCGCGAATCATGGCCTCAGTTGCAGTCATCCTGGGGTTCTCAACCAGGATCTGGAACAAGGTTACATACAGCGCGTCGTTGATGACCTTGCGTTTTTGCTCAGCCATCTCAAATGCGATCGGCAGATTGCTGCCCACTTTAAGCGGAGCCACCAATTGGCGACCCTGCTCGTCCACCCCGCCGTAATTTAAAGCATTGGGCCGGGTATTGAATGCCGACAGCACCCCATCTCCATACAGTAGGAGGGGCGGATCCACAATCTTGTGTGCTGCCCGGATGATGGTTTTCTCCATCTCATTCAGCATTTTAATGTCCGGCAGCACCTGCATTACCGGGCTGCGCCCGTACACCTCGCGCGGGGCCGTCACATGCCGGCCCACTACATATGGCTTTGTGCGATAGCCGCCCTCAGATAACAATTGTTGCCCTTCCACCGTCACGTAATATGAGGAAAACGGCATACCCTGATAATCGCGCCGCCTGGGCTTGATGTCCTCATTCGGCTTGACACAGTGAATGAAATCAAATTTACGGAATGGTTCCTTGTCCTTGATTTTCAGCATCGGGGCCGGCAATTTATCGCCCCACTTCTGATAGGCCGCCCGGATAGTCATCGGGTACTTACGGTGAGTGTAATCAATCATGCCGTATAAATTTTCGGCGATGTAGATTTCCACCATGGGGATTGACTTGTACCGAATGCCGGCACCCAACATGTCGTCAATGAACAGGCAGTCGGTGCCGAATGCCATCAAGCTAACATAACACTCATGTGCCTGGGAAGCAAAATTGGCGGACGGACGATATCTGATCCGGAACAACTGCTTGTTAAGTTCATCTAGATACTTCATGACTTCCAGATTACCAATCAGCCGCTCATCCTCGGGGTCCAGCCGATGATACATTTGTGAAGCCGGGGTGATCAAGGAATCGATCGCAGATGCTGCCCGATCCAAGGCTAGGATGGCGGTTGAATCGAAAATCTTCTCAGTCCGCTTTTCACCCTCCTGCCGGTTGGGGGACTGGAAATCATCCTGACGCGGGAGTACACGCTCGGCGATTTCTTTGTAGTGGGCATCAAACACTGCCCGATTGGACTCCATTTGGGATTGACGGGCCATTACTTCAACCGCGCGAGAATCAGCCATTTTATCTTACTCCCATCTTGGAAAATACCTGTAACATTATAACAACGGGTTGCCCCGCAGCGCAGCACGGATTCCCGCAACTGATCGACAGCGCTTCGATCTGGTCAATCTTGGCCAGGTACGCCTGGCCCTGCGGGTGCGCCCAGCAGGCGGTAACGATGGCGGCGATGGTGACGGCGTTCAGGGACATGTCAGCAGGTAATGCGGGTAATAATCTCGTCGAGCTTGGCGTGGGCGGCGACGGCGGAGGGGTCGGCCCACACGGCGGCGGCGATGGCGTCCAGGTCAGCCG